GGCAAGGCCCGGATTGGTAACGACTGGCACGGCTACACGCTGGAAGATGCGACGATGGCGGCGGGTGTGAAGCCTGAAGCCTGGGCGCTGGCGGTGTTGCAATGTTATTACCGGCACAAAGCGGATGTGATATTTGTCGAGCGCAACTATGGCGGCGATATGGTATCATCTACAATCCGTCAGACGAAATGGCTAGACGCTGACGGGAATGTTCTGGTAGACGGTAGCAAAGTCCATATTCAAGAGGTGACGGCCACGCGGGGCAAGGCGATTCGAGCCGAGCCGGTGGCGACGGTTTTTCAGCAGGGGCGCGGTCATCATGTCGGGCATTTCCCGGCGCTGGAAAAAGAATGGCGCAAGTGGGAGCCTGGGCAGAGCAGCCCGAACCGACTTGACGCAGAGACTTGGCTGTATACGGGGCTGGAATTGATAGGCGGTTTTGCACAGCAGGTAGAATCCCCCTGGTAGGTGGGCAATTATGGCAACATTATGGGAACGGATACAGGCAAGCGCACGGGCGGCGGTAGCGGCTTGGAGCGGGAATCATTTGCAACACAACAGCGTGAATTCCCCGTTCTCTGTCTACTTTGGCCTGGAAGAGCAAGACAAGCAGAGGGTGGAACGCTATCAGCTTTTCCGCAAATACTATGCGGGGGAGCATACGCGTTTTTTGCGAACTAAAACGGCCAGGGACGGCACGGTTACAGATGACAACGTGACTATTAATCTATCACGCCGTGTGGTCAACAAAGGGGCTTCGTTTCTGTTTGGTCGTCCGTTGCAGTGGGAATTGCAAGAAGGAGGCACTACGCCGGAAGAAATTCTGCTCGATGACATTTGGCGCTCTGACCAGTGGAGACAATCGTTTCTGCAAGAGGCGGCTATCAACGGCGGCACTTGCGGAATGGCTTATATGCAGATTGTCCCCAACGGCGATGCTCTGCCCCGACTGGTCAACGTTGACCCGGCGATTATTTTCCCCCGCTCTAACCCATCTGATATTGATGACATCTGGGCCTACGAATTGCGCTGGCGCGAGGGCGAGAGCGTGATGCGGACTGTCCACAGCCTGCAAGAGAGCGGGCAGGCTTGGGAGACGTGGACAGAGCGCCTACAGCGCGGGCGCTGGACAATGGAGCAAGAACCGGAGGTGTGGCCGTGGGAATGGCCTATGTTCGTCCACAATAAAAACTTGCCCAATCCAAATGAGTTTTTCGGCCTGTCAGACTTGGAAGATGCCGACCTGAACGACGCTATCAATGCGACGGCCAGCAACGTCAATCGCATCACCCGCATATTTGCCCATCCGGTGATGTGGGGGTACGGTTTCAATCTTGACGAAATGGACCCGTCAAAGATGCTGATTGCCAACAACCCGCAGGCTAACTTGTCGGCGCTGGAACTGGGCCGGGATTTGCAGAGTAGCCAGGACTATCTGCGTTTCCTGCGTACGATGTTTGCCGAGATTACGCAAGTGCCAGAGAATGACCCCGACCGGCTGGGGCTGGGGGCGCAAAGCGGTTTCGCCCTGCGGATTCTGTTTAGCGATTTGCTGGATAAGACGTACACAAAGCGCAACCTATACGGCACGACGATTGTAGAGGCTAACCGGCGCTTGTTGGAAATGACCGGGAACGGGCCTGACAATGTGGTAACGCTGCATTGGGAAGACCCGCTGCCTGTGGACGAACGTTCGGAGGCAGCGGCGGATAAGTTTGATTTGGAGGCTGGCTTGTCTTCTGTTGAGACAATGCAACGCAAACGGGGCTATGACCCGGAAATTGAAATGGAACGGATAGCAGCGCAGGCAACGCAGACGGGCAACATAGGCGATGCGCTCTTGGCTGCATTTGACCGTGGCAATACCGGGATAGGGACGGCGCTCTAGTGCCTGAGCATCCTGTTTTGGACGCTGCCCAGCGCTTTCGGGCGCAGGCGCTTGCGCGGGAGCGTGAGGCAGCTAACCGGCTTGTGCAAACATACGGACGGGCGTATACACGGCTTTCTCCTGCTATAGAGTCATTATCACAGCGTATTGCCAGAATGGACTCTCCTGGACCGTCTAGGGCCAGTGTAGCGCGGTTAGAATCACTGCGCTCTTTGCAGAATCAAGTAGAGACAGAAGTCAACCTGTTCGCCGTGTATGCTGACCAGGAAGTGAGTCGAGCGGCAACGGCGGCGATACAGGCGGGATTGTCGGATAGCCGAGCGCTGGCAGCGGCGGCGATGGGTGGCACAGGGCCGGGCGCAAGGGCTTTGATTGCCGGTTGGGATATGTTGCCTACTGAGTCAGTCGAAACGATGCTGGGCTTTCTGGCTGACGATTCTCCGCTACACTCTGCGCTTGTCAAGCGGCTAGGGCCAGCGGTGGCAGAACGTATGAGCGATGCGCTGGTAGATGGGATTGTGCTGGGGATGAATCCCCGCAAAGTTGCCCAGATTGTACGAAATGAGCTAGGCGTAGGCTTGACGTGGGCACTGACGACGGCACGCACGGCGCAGCTAAACGCATACCGTGAAGCGAGTCGGGCCAACTATGTGGCAAATAGTCACATAGTAGAGAGTTGGACGTGGCTATCGGCTCTAGGCAATCGAACGTGTATGAGTTGCTTGAATATGCACGGTAGCATTCACCCGGTGACGGAATCGCTGAACGACCATCACAACGGACGCTGCGTGGCAATCCCAAACGTAAGGCAAGCGGCGGCATTTGGCTTGCCACAACCAGAGATAGAGCCTGGGGAACAGTGGTTCAAACGTCAGCCGGAAGCCTTTCAGCGTGAGAGAATGGGCCCGGGCCGCTTCGATGCGTGGAAGGCGGGCAAGTTCGACTTCCGGGATTTGTCCGTTCCGTACAATGACCCGGTGTATGGGGAGATGTTGCGTGAGGCGACGCTAAAGGGGCTGCTGAAAGGCGACAAAGGGCGGCGGCCTGTGTACAGTATGGGAGGCTAAAACAATGAGGGCAAAACGAATCTCAGAACTACCGAGGGCAAGAGAAATTCCCGGACAAGATGAACTTGTGGTTCCCGTTTTTCAAGACGGTACAAGCAATGTCATGTATCAGATTTTGGTGTCAGAATTAGCCCGTCTAATTCGTGAGGCGGTTTTGGTAGGTGAAGAAATTGCAATGGTCGAATCGGTAAATGGAATTAAATTCGTCAGGAAACAAAGCGCCAGCAATGCCACCAGCTAACCCATTCACCCCGCCAGCGGCCAGCTACGTGGATGTGCGTTATCCTGACGGCAAACTAGCTTTCCGTTTTGACGCCGGGCGGGGCATTGTGGAGATTGCCCAGCGGGGAACGTTGCACTATTTCGACTTGGCTATTGCGGGAAAAGACGCTATAGACAATTCTGCAAACCTGTGCTACACTTTACGCAATTGAGTAACACGAAAGGCGACGAAGAATGCAGATGAACAGGCGTGACTTTCTGAAGGGACTATCGGCAGCGGCGGGGCTTGCCTTACTGCCCGCTGGTACATATGCGCTGCCCGAACCGTCTGCGGTTGCCGTTGTGAGTGATAGCGCACTCGCGCCCCAAGCCGCTCCTCCCCAATGGCGAAATTATGCTATTTTTCTGGACGGGGAATGGTACGAGCTTCGAGACGTTTCAATCACCTTTAAAAACGATAGGCGTGTGTCGTTTTTGGATAATATAGGGCACGACATCCAAGCACCTTCTGTTATGGGTTGGGAGATAAGCGGCAAAGCCTACGGGGTGATTGACACCGGCTCGATGTTCTCACCGAAAACAGTGGAAACAAGAATTTCCATAGATGGCACGAATTACGGCGGCATGGTCTACCTGAAAGATGTTGCGGTTTCAGTTGACTACACCGGCTGGATTATGTCAGAATTCGTTCTATCGGGCGTTGACAGCGTGACAATTAGCTAGTCAGCAGTACGCAACTGAATTGAGCGCCACTGAGCGCCACCAAACCACTTGAGAGCGACTAGAGCGCCGCGGAAGTCCAAAGACTCCCACGGCGCTTTTTGTTTACCACCTATGAACCAAAACCAGCCACGAATCGTAACATTGCCAGAATTGCAAAAGGTACTCTTTCGCTACACGTTCGGCTGGAAGTGGGCAGAAGATGCCATTGTTGACCTGTGGAAGAAGGGCGCTCCTCTCCCACAGGCAGAAGGCCAGCCAGAGCGCAGAATCCTACTGCCAACGCAGTTTGAAAAATGGTGGGCAGAGGTGGCGCAGCGCATGGGCTACGCTCCGACGGGTAGCCAGAGTTACAACGAGATTTCTCCTCTATTCCGCACAAGTGGCGGGATGGGTGCAGTACCTACGCAACGGCGGCGGTAACGACGGGAATACTACTCTAGCCAGGAGGCTAAATGGCAGACGACAATTTGCAAGGCAACGCAGAGCAAACAACACCAGAAACACCGACACCGACACA